AATTTCTTAGGAGATTTCCCTACGGACCAAACAATTTATCCTTTATAGAATTTGTACGAATATGTGCAGTCCAGCAGCAATAGGTCCAGCAGTCGGAGCGGTAGGAAACGCGATGGCGGCTTCTCAAGCTAACAAAGAGAAGAAGAGACTTTATCAACATGAACTAAAATTGAGAGAACGTAAGTGGATGCAAACAAGAAGCACTTACGCAACAAAGAAAGTTCAGTTTGAACAAGAAGTTGATTTTGCAAATATTGCAGCTCAACGTGCTTATTCAAGAACACAAAAATCTCTCTACGATGCCAGAGCAATGGCACTTATACAAAACGAAAGTGACTTCAAATCTAGTCTCAAAGAAGAAGGTTTGATTGAAGCAAGAGCAGCCGAAAGAGGTGTAAGAGGTAAGAGTATAGCTAGAGCCTTAGTGCAAAATGCTCAAGGTTTAGGAGTAAAACAAGCTATGCGTAGAAGAGGTTTAACAGCTTCTTACTACGAAGGTCGACAAAGTATGGAGGATGTCAATAGACGTTTAAAAGGTACTGTAAGAAAATCCTTTGGAAAAGTTGCTCTTCAACCAATAGCAGATATGGCTCCCCCAAGACCAGTAATGCAGAACGTAGGTTTAACTTTAATGCTTGGCATGGGTCAGGCTTTAGGTGCTGGCTTAACAGATTAAAACTAATCATTAAAAACTATGGCAGAAATTCCTCAGTATCAGGTCGATTCAGGAGACTTTACACCCGAAGAAATATTAGACGTTATACCTGAACAAGAACGTCTAGACCGACAAGTTCAAAACGACGAAGAAAGATATCTACGTCAACTAGAACAGAATGCAGAAGATAGAATACGCAACACTGAAAAAATGTGGGGTGGTCTAGCTAAACTCTCTGGTAAGGTTGGTGACATATTAAAAGAAAAACAAGACAAACATAGAAAAGAAAAAAGTACAGCATTAAAAAATAGAGTTTTAATGTATGGTGTTGGTGAAAATTTAGCAGCACACTTTAGTTCTGAGAAAAGAGATCTCTTTGATGAAAGTGTACAAATACATAAAACAGCCACACAGATTGAATCTCTTGGAGACCTTGTAACTGCTGAAGATTATAGGGACATGTCCCAATGGGAACAAGAAGCAATACAAGAAGAGTACGCTAGAAAAAAAGGAGTAGGCTATGGTGAGTTTGTAAACAATGCTAAATTGACTACTTCGATAGAAGTAACTGATGCAGACGGTTCAGTTAGAACAGTAAAATTTGCACAAAAACCAAGTGATTATCAACCCAATGCGGCTGAAATGTCAGCTCTTAATCAGAAAGTCCAATTTCAATTTGCTGCACAATTAGAGGGAATTGATAATGAAGGATTGATTGCTGAGCAAGTCAGACCACATGTACTTGCTTATAACAAACAACTACAAAGTCAAGCAGTCACAGATAGAGCTAATGCAAGAAAAACCTTAGATCAGAATCGGTCGTTAGTAGATATGACCTCAAAGGTTGGGGATAGTCCAGAAACTGGTTTTAACTTTTATCAAGACTATACAACGATGTATATGTCTAAAAATAAAAATGCAACCATGGAGGAAGCTAATGCTCAATTTGGTATGGATTTAATTACTCAAGTACAGAATGGTCAAATATCATATCCAAAAGCTATGGCTACAATTTACCATTTAGGTGAAGGAGGAAAAGGAAAGTTTCAAATTAAAGATGCAAGTGGATTAAGTCTTCTTGAAACTCAACTAGCTGCTGCTTCTGTTAAATATGAAGAAGTAAAAGCATTACAGTTAACTGAACAAGCTACTGGGGATGTAGCTTATTTAAAAGATATGGGTCCCATAAGTAGCGAGCAAGCAACAGTTCTTACAGAAGCATTTAATGTTAAATATAAAGGTAATATCCCTTCCATAATTAGAAATAAATTAAAAGGATATCGCCCTGACCAAGAAGCTAAAGATGATTTAGATGATTGGAAACGAGCACAAGGCGGTAAACTTTATGGCTACCAATTAAGAAATGTCAGTAATGCGGTTTATGAAGCATATAAAGGAGACTTAGTTGGCTCTGGTGGACCTACAGAAAATGGCACAAGTGCTTATAAATTAAATCAAAAACTATTTGATGCTAAAACTCAAAACATCTTAAAAAGTAATTATGGTGTAGGAGACATTAAATCAGAAAACTTTTTATATTTAAGAGCAAATGTTGAAGAGATATATAACGATGCTTACAACACAGAAGTTGCAGCAGGAAAGACTCCTGATGTAGCTAATAAATTTGCAATGGGAGCCGTCGATATTTTTCTGGCTGATCCAGATCAAGTAGCTGACGCACAAAAAGCAGATAATACTATTTCCCAACAAGAAGAACAATATGTCGATGACGTCTCCACAGGCAGAGAACAAGGAAAAAACAATCAATGGAAGACATCAAGAATGTCTATGGCAGGGCAACGAGCTGATGAAGAATTATTAGCTTGGTCACAAAAAACTGATAGACGTGTTGCAGATATGCCTAGATATTATGTTGATGTAGCTAGACAACTTGGTATAGCTCCAGAAACTTTTGGCTTGGCACAAGCAGCTTTGATAACACAAGAACCACCTGATGACAAAGGTCTTGCAAAGGAGATGACAGAGGACAAAGAAACACTTCAACTTATATTCAAGAATCCAAATACATATTCTGTTATTCAGGGTGTAATGATGCTTGAACAAGAAGGCGAGGAAGTAACAAAAGACAATTCATTATTTAACAATCCAAGTGTGATAAACGAAGACATTTAACTGCGGTGGTGTCTCGAAGTCGACACTTATTTTACCGAGGTAACAATGGACGAAGATCAATCATTAGAGATCGAAATTACAGATGGGGGCTACTCTGAAGAAGAGATAAATGCTGCGGCAGAAGCCCAACGAAAAGCACAAGAACAACAACAACAATATAGTAACGATTTAAAACAACAAGACCTACAAAACAAACAAGCACAAGAACAACTATTAGTTGAACAAGAGAAAAACAGAAAAGCTAATCTTGGTGATTACATAAAAGATACTGGAGTTGGTGTTGTAGCTGGTGTCCAAGACACAGCTTCTTCTTTAATAACAATGCCAGAAAGGATCATTGATTACTTTACTGGAGAAATGAAAGAGGAAGGTAAGGACTATAAACCTGAATGGGATGATTGGTTTGTAGATGATGAGAATCCTTTAGAAACTAAAACTTGGTGGGGAGGACTAATAAGAGGTGTAACTCATGTTGGTACTACTCTTGCAGTCCCTATCCCGGGAGCTGGAAAACTAGGAAGTATTGCAAAGTTAGCTTCTGTAGCTAAAGGAGCTAAAGGAGCAAAAGCAGTAGGAGCTGGTTTAACAGTAGGTAAGAATGCACCTAAAGCTTTAAAAGCTGCTAGGAAGGCAAGAATAGCTGCACATAGATTAAAAGTAACTCCTAAATTTAAAATTCTTGGAAACACAAAACAACTGACTGGACGTAACTTACTAAAAGGTGCGGCAACTGGTGCGAAGTTTGACATCATGTCTAAAACATCTCAAGACGATAACGTTACAGGAATGTTAAAGGAAAGATGGGGATGGTTAGATACTCCATTAGCCACTAAAGAACATGATCATCCTGCTATGAAAACATTGAAAAATGTCGTAGAAGGTATGGCTATAGGAGTTGTATTTGACAACCTTATCCACGTAATTGGTGGAGGTTTAAAAGGATCTGGTAAAGCTATTGTTAGAAATGCTAAAGGAAAAGAAGAAGTAGTTGATTTAAAACAAGTTACTGATGTTAGAGCTGAAAGTGTTCGAGATCAGGTAGCAGAAAAAGGGATGAAACAACTTGAACTTCCCGGATTTGGTGCTTATAAAAATCCTAAAATTAAACAACAACATCAAGGTAATCCAACATCACTTGAATCCATAGAATCTGCTGCTAAGTCTTTAGATGATATAGAGACAAAGTGGGGAGCTGAAGATGGTTCTGCTGGTTCTATTCTTTCTAATGTAGAAGTAGACAGAATAGCTGTAAGTTCAGGAGAAGCTAGAAAAACTATAAAAGAAGTTTTAAAAAGAGGAGTTAGTGAAGGTTATCTGAAAAGTCTTGACGAAACTGCTGCTAGACAAGGAATACCAAAAGAAGTTTATTATGCCAAAGTTTCCAAATTAGCAAAAGAGATTTACGAAGGAAGAAATACTTCTGACTTTACTCCTGATGAATTTTGGGCACAGGTTAATAAAGAAAAGATAAGCCGTACAGGTAGTCAAGAGTATGAATTTATAGCTGGAGAAATGGCTCCAATTATAGATGCTGTTAATGGAACTCTTATGAAAGAAATAAGAGATCTTGGTATTACAGGTAGAGAACTTGAAAACATCTATGACCTTAGAAGTGTAGATGGACCAGCACAACAACTAGGTGAAAAACTTATAGCTGGTTTAAGAATGCGAGCTATTCAAAAAGCTGAATTATCACAACAATTTAGAGAGCTTGGAGATCGTGCTACCCGAAAACAGATTGATGAAATAGTAGATCAAAACGTACAACAGAGTATTGATGCTTTTAGATTAGCTATGAAAATAGCACCTGAAGAAGGTGGAGATGAATTATTTAAAACAATTTTTGAAGGTATCTCTATGGCTAAAGGAGTTCATACCTTAGATGATTTTGATGCTTTTATGAAGTACAAACTTAAAGGTGGTGAATGGAAAGGAGGAGCTAAACAGACTGGAGCTTTAATAAAAGAGTTAGGTTCTGTATTTACTCATAGTGTTTTGTCTGGACCTAAAACATCAATGCGAGCAGTTATGGGTACAGCTACTGCAACATTTGCACGTCCAATGGCGATGGCACTTGGTGGAGCTTTAAAAGGTGACGTTACAACTATGAGAGCTGGATTAGCAAGTTTAAATGCTATGCGTGAAGTTATTCCAGAATCTTTTCAACTTTTTAAATCAAGACTTAATAGCTATTGGAGTGGTGATATATCATCTATGAAAACTAGATATATCGAAAAAACAAAAGCAGACGACCAATGGGCTATGTATGGTCATTGGGTTGAAACCTCTGAAGGTGCAGGCTTAATGGATAAGCTTGTTTACAGAATGGCTAATATGGCTAGATGGGCAAACAACACTAATATGTTTACCTACTCCACTAAAATCATGGCGGCAACTGATGATTCGTTTGGATTAATAATTGGTAGAGCTAGAGCTAGAGAAAAAGCATTTTTAGAAGCAACTGAACAAATGGGTGAAGGAGGTTTTAAAAACTTCGATGCTGCATTTTTCAAAGATGCTGAAGATAAATTTAATGCAAAGATATTTGATAACGAAGGAAACTTAACTGACGAAGCAGCAAAATATACAAAGAGAGAAGCTACTTTAACTCAGGACTTATCTGGATTTGCTAAGAATTTAGAAAGTACTTTTAATAGTGCGCCATGGGCAAGACCATTCTTCTTATTTGCAAGAACTGGTATTAACGGTTTAAGTTTAACTGCTAAACATACTCCCGGATTTAACTTTCTTGTAAAAGAATTTAATGACATAGCATTCACTAAACCTACTGCTAACTTAGAACACTTAGCTAAATACGGTATTAATAATTCTAGAGATTTACTGACTGCACAGACTGTACAGCAGGGAAGACTCGCTATGGGAACAGCAGCATTATTTATGGCTGGTCAAGCTTTTCTTGGTGGTAACTTACATGGTAATGGACCAACAGATAGAAAGAAAAGGCAATCTTGGTTAGACATGGGATGGAAACCTAGAACAGTTAAGATAGCTGGTCAATGGGTTAGTTATGACGCTTTTGAACCTTACAACCAGATACTTGCTTTAGTAGGTGATATTGGAGATCACACAGAATTAATGGGTGAAGAATGGGCTGAAGATAAATTTATGAAATTATCAATGGCTCTAGCTTCGACTGTTACAAGTAAATCATATTTAGCAGGATTACAATCCTTTGTTGATTTATTTTCTGGAGCACCCGGACAACAAAATAGAATAGTTGCTTCTTTAATGAACAACTCTCTTCCATTATCTAGTCTTAGAAATGAGATAGGTAAAGTGCTTAATCCACATACAAAAGAACTAGGTTCAGATGTTTGGAGTTCAATTAGAAATAGAAACTTAGCTACTGAAGGTTTAGCAGGAGAAGATGCACTTACTAACAAATATGACATCTTAACTGGAGAGCCTATAAAAGATCATAATTTTATGACTCGAATGTTTAATGCGATATCCCCAGTTCAATTTAATTTAGATTATTCACCGGGTAGAGAATTTCTTTTCAATAGTGGATATGACTTAAGAACAGTTGGGTATAGTGCTCCTGATGGAACAGATTTAAGTGATTCACCAAAAATAAGATCAAGGTTTCAAAAAGCTTTAGGAGATCAAAAGCTTATAAAGCAATTTGAAAGATTAGCGGCAGATCCAAGAATGCAACTATCTATAGCAAGAATGCAAGCTAAAAGAAAAAATGGTGAAGCTGATTTAAATCCAAAAGATTTTCCTCACGTTAAAGCAATAACTAACTTATTTAATAGTGCGAAAAGAAAAGCTTGGGCAAAGATAAGTCAGGATGAAGATGTGCAATTACTGATTGCAGAAGAAAAAGAATATGAGAGAAGAAGATATAACTCTTCTCAAGAAACGATTGAAGCAATGATAAACATGCCCAAATAAATAACAAAATGGTGGAACCCAAATGGCGGTACAAACAACTGAAGAATTTAAAAATGGCGGAGCCACCTCTTACGCCATCACAATTGAATATTTAAAAACAAGTGACATCAAAGTAAGAATTGATGGAGCTTTACAAACTTATGTAGCTAGTAGCCCTAGCTCTGGCGAATACACCGTTAGTGGAACAACAGTAACCCTTGGCGCACAAGCAGCCGCAGGGTCTGGAAACGTTCACATATATAGAGAAACAGATGTTAATACAGCAGCAGCAGTGTTTGCTGCTGGTTCATCTATTAAAGCAGCCGATTTAAATGCCATACATGATATGGGTAGATTTGCTGCCGTTGAGCATAGAAACCAAATTATATCTGCTGATATAAAAGATGATCAAATACTTAATCAACACATAGCAACAGATGCAGTCAATTCGGACAGCATCATAGCTAATGCGGTTGGTTCAAGTGAACTAGCAGATAATGCGGTAGATACTGCTGCTATCCAAACTTCAGCAGTTACATCAGCAAAAATTGCAGATGGAACAATACAAACAGCCGATATAGGTGCAGATCAAATAACAAATGCACTTATAGCTGACGATCAAATTAACTCTGAGCACTATGCAGCTACTTCAATAGATACTGAGCATATTGCAAACGAAAATATAACTACTGCTAAATTAGCTGCCGATGCAGTTACAGCGTCTAAACTTGCAGATAATGCAGTAGTCACAGCTAACATTGTAGATGCCAATGTAACACATGTTAAGTTGGCTAACGATGCAGTAGACGGAGACAACATAGCTGATGATTCTATTAATTCAGAACATTATGTAGATGGATCTATAGATACCCAACATATAGCTGCCGATCAGATAACAAATGCCCTAATAGCTGATAATCAAATAGATTCTGAACACTATGTAGATGGTTCTATAGACAGAGTACATTTAGAAGCCGATATTATAGACAGTACCAAACTAGCTGATGATGCTGTAGGAGCTGAACATATACAAGCTAATGCTGTCACTGATTCTGAAATAGCAACAGGTACATTAGACAACAGATACTTTACTGAAACTGAATTAACTGGTGGTGCTCTTGACGGTAGATACTTTACTGAAACAGAGTCAGACGCTAGATATTTCAACATCAGTACTGGAGACACTATTAAAGATGGTGATTCATTTCCAGATAACGATACAACTATTGCTACAACAGCAGCTATTAACGACAGAATAATTGACCTGATTGATGATGTTGGTGGTTTTGTACCAATAGCAAACGAAACAAGTTTTCCAAATACTAACCCTGATGTAAATAATGGTACAGGAACTATTGTTAGTGTATCTACTTTATCTTCTAACCATACCTCAAGTGGTAGTGGAGTTATTAGTATTTCTAACGGTACTGTAGGAAACTCTACGGTCACTATTACTGGAGCTGCAAATAGTACAACTTATAGTGCAGGATATGGATTACTTGTAGAAACAACTTCTACACTTAATACCTATACATTTCACAGATTAGTACCAAGAGCAACAGAAATTACAACTGTAGCTGGTATTTCATCTAACATTACAACAGTTGCAACTAATACATCTAATATAAATGCTGTTGCAGCAGATGCTTCAGATATAGGTGTAGTAGCAGCAGATGGTACTGACATTGGATTAGTTGCAGGGTCTATAGCTAATGTAAATACAACTGCTGGTTCAATAGCCAATGTAAATACTACAGCTACAAACATAGCCAACGTAAACAACGTAGGAAACAATATATCTAATGTTAATGCTGTTCATAACAACGCATCAAATATAAATAGTGCTGTATCTAATGCGAGTAACATTAACAGTGCAGTATCTAACGCGAGTAATATAAATTCAGTTTCTGGTTCGATATCAAATGTAAATACAACAGCTACAAATATTAGTGACGTAAATACTGTTGCAAGCAATATAACTAACGTAAATAATTTTACAGATAAATATCAAATATCATCTTCTCCACCAACAACAGATGGTGGCGGTAACGCATTAGCAGAGGGTGACTTATATTTTGATACTACTGCTGACGAACTAAAAGTTTATAGTGGTAGTGCTTGGCAAGGTGGTGTTACAGCTAGTGGAAATTTTGCTTCTACAACTGGTAACACATTTACTGGTACTAACATTCATAATGACAATGCAAAGTCTATATACGGTACAAGTTCTGACGGCTTAGAGATATTCCATAACGCTAGTGATTCTGTAATTAACGACCAAGGTACAGGTAGTTTAAAACTACAAACTGGTGGTAATACAAAAGTAGAAATCACTGGTACAGGAACTTCTGTTACAGGTAATATTGTTGTCTCAGGTAACGTAGATGGAAGAGACGTAGCTGCTGATGGTACTAAGTTAGATGGTATTGAGTCATCAGCTACAGCAGATCAAACAGTTAGTGAGATTAAAAATCTTATAGCTGGATCTCCTTTAGATGCTAGTCATCTTGCAACTAATGGTGTTACTACAGCTAAGATTGCAGATGGTGCAGTAACTACAGCTAAACTTGACACAGATGCAGTAACTAACGCAAAAATTGCTAACGGTGCAGTTGATACGGCTGAATTAGATAACAATGCAGTAACTACAGCTAAGATTGCAGATGACGCAGTTACTTCAGCAAAAATAGCTGATGGAACTATAATATCTGGAAACTTAGCATCTAACTCAGTTACTAGCAGTCAGATTGCAAACAATGTAATAACAGATGCAAAGATAAATCCAAGTGCAGCGATAGCTGGTACAAAAATTTCTCCTGACTTTGGATCTCAAAATGTAACTACAACTGGAACTGTAGGTTCTGGCGACATAACTGTTACAAATGCAAGTCCTAAAGTAAACTTAGTGGACTCTGGTAATAACCCTGATTGGCAAATTCAGAA